TAGTTGGTTTCCAATACAGAGTCAGGGACATTACCAAATACCTCCACAGCTCTATCCATTACAGCTTTTTCAGACATATCTTCCTTTTTTGATTCTACATTAGACTTGATTTCATTCATCTCTTCCTGAGACTTAATAGAGTCAGCAAAGCAAGCACTACATGGCTGTGGGTAGAATCCTAGAAATCCTGCTACAACTACATTAAACAATTCAACTGATGAATGATAGATTTCTTCTACCTCTGCATTATTCATGTCTACTTGCCATGCTTCAAAAGCAGTAATCATTTGTACTGAAGCATGTTTAATTGAACACCACAAGTCAGGGTTAGCATCTTCAGTAGAAAGGCTCTGTAAGGCTCTCATAACGCTTCTACGCTGTTCTGTAGTTCTATCCAGTGTTTCCTTAGCAAATTGTAGTTTCTTTGTTAGAGAGCTTCTCAGAGCTTCATCTGACGTCCCTTTAACATATAGTAATGAATAATATTTTTCTACTGTAATTCTAAAGTGGTATTCAAGAGCTACAGTGTTGATTAAGTTAGTGAGTAATTCTTCTGTAAGTCCTACTGAGGATTGTTTGTTCATTAGATTGTTAACCTTTCATAGTCAATAAATACACAGAATGATTCTGAGGTAACACCATCTACTGAGATGATATTATAACCTCTCTTGATGTGCCACCATACATTATCACACAGTGTTAGATTCTCATTACTTACAACTTCAGATTCTCCACATAAAGCATCTGTAGGACAGCTAAATGACTGAACCAAACCAGTGCTTGAAATAGATAGATAACCTTGGTCATAAGTACCTTTAAGCTTAACCATAGTATCATTAATCATGATTCTAGGGTCTTTAAATTTACCTTGTAGAGTAATTGTTACATCTCTAGACTCAACTACAGTGTCAGAATAGAACTTAGTAGACCAAGCTCCATCTACACAAGCGTCACAGTGGGATTCCCCCCAAAGTCTTTCATTACCAAACCTTTCTCTACCAAGTTCACAGTTATGGATAATACGGTAGTCACTATTACATTTCTGATAGAAACTTAACCACACATCCCCTTGGACTTCACATAGAGAAATTGCTTTAGATAGCTCACAGCAATCTTTAGCACAGTCTTCACAAGTACCATTAATAGTCCTTGAAGTCTGACAGAAAGCTTGGCATGTAGAGTTTTGGAAACAACTAGCTATCATGTTAACAAAGTTACAGTCAGCATAAGGAAGAAGGAAAGTAGTATATCCATCTGCCTTGTGCCATACTGCATCTGGATTAGTAAAAGCTACCTGGAAGCTTAAGTATCCATTATCTCTCATAGTCCACTCATAGGTAGGTGTATAAGAGTCTAAAATAGCATTGCACCATATTAACTGACCACCAGTGTCAATAGCCCACAGCTTACCTACTGTCAATAAGTTATCCTTAATGAAGTCTTGATGGGCTTGGATATTAACCATATCCCAATCTGTAGTTCTAATAGATAAGTCTAAAGTAATCTTATCATCTTTAAGGAGAACTTGGTCTCCTGTAATCTTCCAATAACTACCATTCCTAAACATATACTCTGTAGTTTCATACTTAGTAGTTATTGTTTCTGAAGGACTAGAGTTAATAGCTTCAGTACCACTAAACACTAGGTCATTGTATTGGATGAACCTTCTAGGTCTAGCTACAAAGTCTGAAGTTGACCTAGCACCTAAACATGTTGTCATGGTCTAACTACCCCCTTAATTTCACTCAATCCATTAATGAATGAAGCTTTGTTATCTACATTCTGAGTAATGTTATTAGTAGTGTTATTAACTACAGAGTGACCTGTGTGTCCTGCTAAAGCTTTAAGAGCTTGTGTAAGATTCATTTGATTTAGGTTATCAAGGAATTGCTTACCTAGCATAGATGATACTGAACGTTTAAGTACATACTCACCTGCAGTTAACATAGCAGGAACAGTATCAGTACCTAATGGTCTAAATAGTCTTCCACCAACTGTACCACCTGTAGAGTGATATTCAATCAATCCTCCATGCTCTGCATGTTTTGTTTTCTTAACTGTAGTTTCATTGATAGTAATATCAACTGACTTACCTCTAAGAGAATCAATAGCATTTTGAATTTGATTGATTTTATCAGTAATAGAACTAACGTTAAAACCATTAGCAATCTTAGTAGATATAGAAGCACCAAGAGCTTCCCAACCAAGATTTTCAATTTTATTCTTTTGTTCAGTCATCTTATCAACAATTCTACTACCCATTCCTGATACAAAACCATTAGAGAAGTTAGTACCTGATTGTTGCCCAAGTGTTGAAGCCATTGAAGAAAACTGAGACAAAGCATTCTGTAGCTGGTTAAGAGTGTTTAAGATGTTTGTTAAATTACCAACAATAACATCACTGTCAGTCATGCCATTTAGGCTCTCTAAAGCTGTCTTAATAGCTGTAATACTATTATTGAAATTATCTGCATTTACTTCAGGGAATTGGTTAATAGCGTTAGCAATGTTCAATATATTATTTACTGCTTCTACAGCAGATGTAATATTAGAAGATAGAATTTGGATGTTCTGCAAGCTTTTAGTCAATCCTGAATCATCTGATGAAGCAAGTGATTGAAGTACAGATTTAATTTTAGCAACTCTAACTTCAATTCCTGTACCTTCTACATTAATTAGGTCCGGGATTGTCATTAGTGTTTCTGCCATTGTCTTGAAGCTATTAACTACAGTATTTACTTGACCTACAGCTTCTGCTACTTTAGAAAGTTTATTGATGTCTTTTATAAAGCTTCCTGTATCACTATCAGTCAATGCTTTAAGAACTGATTGAATCTTAGCTACACGAACCTCAATACCACTACCTTCAATGTTAATCAAATCAGGAATCTGTGATAAAGAATCAGCAATAGTCTTGAGTGAATTAATCATATTGCTTGCTTCTTCTGCTAGTTTACCATAATCTGATTTACCTTTAAAGGCATCAAACATAGACATTAAGCTTCCTCCATTTTCACCAGCCTGGGTAATTGATTGGAGTGCTTGTCTTAACTGCTCAATCTTAGCAGGAATACCACTAAGGTCTTCTATTGAGTTAATTTCATTAAGTGATGTAGCAATGCTACTAAGCTTACTTGTAAATTCAGTTACAATCTTAATATTGGATACCACATCCTTAGAGAAAGGTGTTTGTTTACCAAATATATCAAGTGTAGCAAGTTCACTAATCTTAGCTAAAGCACTTTTAACTGATTCAATCTTAGAAGAAATATCTAGACCGTCAGGAATGTTATTAAGACTATCAGTAATTTCTTTAATTTTATCTGCTAGTTTCTTAAAGTTATCAAATGCCTTAACGTCATCCTCGCTTACATCAGGTTTGCTATCTATTGTAAAGTTACTTACTTTATCTAGAGTCTTCTTAAGGTTATCTATTTTAGTTTCTATAGCTTCAAGACCTGAAGCGTCTAACTTAAGACTACTAATCTTCTTAACAAAGTCAATAAGCTTATTAAATACCTTAAACTTAGAATCTAAATCAGCTTTTTCAAATCCAGAAGTAAGAGCTTCTAAACCTTTACCAATAAAGTTTATAGAATCAATCCATGAATCATTACCAAGATTCTTAAGGCTATCTAGAACTTTATTTAAACTCTTAATCTTTTTATCAATAGATGATGTATCAGAAGGTACTTCTACTGAGTTAATATCATCAATGAATTTAGTAAGCTTATTAACAGTAGATATAAGATTACTTGTAGTTAAACCATCAAAGAATGTACCTAGAGCATTAATAGCATTAATATTAGGGTCAGAAAAAGAAATAGTATCAGTCTTAATTGTAGCAAATGCTCGATTAAGCTGTTCATGAATATTACCAATCTTCTGAATCTGTGTAGTTATTGAACTTATATCATCAGGAAGTTCTAACCCCTGTATATCACTAACAAACTGAGATACCTTATTGAATATCTTGATGTTGTTTCCTGTCTCAAAACCTTCAAAGAATGTACCTAGAGCATTAATAGCATGGAGGAATGGACTAGAGATACCACCATTATCCTCACCAAACTGAATATCAGCAAAGGCACTATTAAGTGTTTTTTGGATATTAGCAATATTTTGAATCTTAGTCTTAAGAGCTGATAAATCTTCAGGCATATTAAGCTTACTTAATGTAGCTATTAAATTAGTTACCTTAGAAATATTATCTGTTAAAGAATTTACCTCTAAACCTTTAACAATATTACCAAATGCATTTTTAATAGAGTTAAAAGCATTTAAAGGATTCTTAATACCACTAACACTGACTGAACTAAGCTCATTGATAAGGTCAGTCATATTCTTAAGTTTATTAATAGTATCTTTAAACTTAGACTTGTTAGGTATATTCTTCATACTACCTTGTAGCTTATTGAGTTTACCTACAAGGTTGATAATACTATCAATCTGTATAGCTTGTGCTATGTTACTGATAGTACCAAATATAGATGGTATTAAAGCTAGAGAAGATATACTACCACTAAAAAAACTTGCTGTACTCATTAAAGTAACAAGACCTGTAAAGTTGAGCATCTTCTTACTAAAAGTACTTACATTAGGTAGTTTAACTTTATTAATTCTAGCTACAGTATTGGCTACAGATTCCATAGCTTTTGCTACTAAAACCATAGTACCTGCTGAAGCTAGTAATGCTACTAACCCTGCACCTAGAGCTAAGGCACCAATACCTTCTGAATCTACAAGGAAAGTACCTATAATAGTAGCAATACCACCAAATTCAATAATAGCAGTTAGCATGTTTCCTAGTGTATTAGATACTTTATCTGAATCAAACTTAATGTCATTAAGCTTTTCCATAGCTTTAGCCATTAGAAGCATACCAGTTACTACACCTGCAATAGTAGTAGCACCTATAAGTAAGTCTTTTGTAATTTCTTTTCTTTGAACTACTTTACCAATGATAACAGCTAATCCTGCCATAGTAGATACCATAATAGCCATAGAACCTACTTTAGTAATAGCTTCAGTAAAGTCCATATCAGTATTACCAATGTCTTTAAAAGCACTAGCAATAAGTTTAATAGAACCTGCAAATGCTAATATCTTAGCTGAGTCTCCTAGTGACTTAGTAAGACCACCTAAT